TGCGTCGTGATGGTCGTGCCCTCTACTATTTCCTTGATACTACGCATGGTTCTTTTCCGACTTCTCTTTCTTAGATTTAGTGACAGCTTCCATGAAAGCATGAGCTACAGCTTCAACTGCTTCGCCACTGACAAGGCCCATATTAGTGCGCGCTAAAGCCTGTGGCTTTGCTGTCAACGGTGTGTCAGACTTCACCATCTTGACCATCTTAATCTCGATAAGATGGAGAGCTTGCGCTTCAGGCACTTCTACAACAGATCTTACGGGCATGATATGCGCATCACCGTCAGGGAAACCGATAAAGCACGTGGAAATAAGTTCAACTCGCATTTAGTAAGTCCTTTCAAAAGTGGGCGGGATTTCTCCCGCCCTAGTGTGTCCAGGGAGTTTGGACGTCAACCTTGAGTGTCAGCGATACAAGCGTGAGCCGCTTCGTTGCCAACTTTGAGTGTGTATTCCGACTGAATGAGGCGGTTCTCTGCGTGGCCGGTACGAGCCAGTTCGAGCTGGCGAGTAGGCTGCAGATCAACCATGTCAACATAGTCAGGATCAAGAACGAACACTGCATTGCCTGGAGTAAAGCGATCAGGAACAATCTGCACTACGCCGAAATCACTTTCGTAGAAGTTGACTGCTGTGATGATCTTCTTATCTTCCTGCATCTGGAACTTGCCAGTAGCAGCACTACCTGTGAACGTCTTAGATATAAGACGCTTGTTGATAGGTGAGCAAAGCACGTAGCGAGGTGTTCCACCCTGTACCCAGCAACCTTGGATTGCTGTGTTGAGCAAATCCTCAGAGAGTGCACGAGGCGTTCCTGCCACTGGAGCTGTTGCTGGGTATTTAGACCCGGCAGCAGAACTAAGAGCAGGAGGAGCACCTGCACCAGCACCTGCAGAGTAGTTAGTCATGATCCATGACTGAAGACCAGCAGCTGAACGAGCAGTAGCGCCAGAGGCACCAGCAACACCAAGAGCTACACCAGTGATCATGGTTTCTTTATCGCGCTTCAGTTCCTTCAGCTTATAAGCAATCTGCTTGGAGATCTTTTCGATGTTAGCAGCGCCGTCTACTTGCTGAGAGGTGTCAGACACAGAGACCACTTTATCAGAGATCTGAGTGTAATTGCCGCGCCTGGCAGCAACGTCGGAGTTATCAACTGGAGGATTTGGCAATCCTTCAATAACTCGGTTAGTGCTATCCACAGGCTGCAGAGCAAGCAAGGGCCATTCCACATACTGCTTAGTAGCAGCTGGACCTTTGCCGGCAATTGTAGACATGAATGGCGTTTCGGTAGGGGTAATCAAGTTCTCAGCATCCGCAAGATCTTCGCGAATGGTGATAGAGCTATAGGTGTCGAGGGGCATATAGTTTGCCGCCCCGATGCCAAAACGAAGTGTAGTGAACATTTTCTATCCTTTTCTGCGCACTAGCAGGGTAGCAGCGACATCATCGGGCTTACCACTGGCACGAGCGCGGTTTATAATGGAGAGGTCCAACTTACGTTGAGCACTCTGTTGAGCTCCTTGTGAACCGACAGGACGAATCAATACCTTCCGAGTCTCGGGATCGGCAGTTGCGTCAACTTTCGGGGTAGCCTTATCAGCTAAACCTTTTCTATACTGCATAGCATCATGGAGCAACAACATAGCACGCTTGTCGACAATAGCGTCAACCTCGTCCTTTGTGTAGCCATAATACTGCACAGCTGCCTCAGTCATGCTACCCATAAGCACTGGAGCTTGTTTGGGATCGCCTAGAGCTGGAAGGCTCTTCACGAGTTCAGCAGCTTGGCCTTCAAGATACTGACGTTGAGCGTGGGCTTGTATGTCAGCCTGCTCTGCGTTCAATCTTTCGACTTCTGCTCGCACTCTAATTTGTTTGTCTTGTAGTTCGCGCATTTCCTCGCGCTTAAGAAGGTACTCACCAGGGTCCTCAGCTTTGAGTTTAGCCCAGTCAACCTTGGGGGTATTATTTTCAATGACGCTGTCTAATATCTTAAGCCGCTCAAGAGTCTGGCTGTTAACATCAAACAACTGCCTAGCTTGTTCATCTGCAGCCTTGCGAGACTCCACTGCTTTCTGAATGTTGCTTTCAATATATTTATTGCCGCTGTAGGCCTTTTTAAGGTCTTTGAGAGCAACTTCTTGAACTTTTCCGTCGACAGTGACGTCGACCACGTACTCGTCAAGGTTTTCTAGATCTGCACTTTCTTCCTTGACTTCTTCCTCTTTGGCAACAACTTCTTCCTCTGCCACCTCTTCCACGTCATCTGTCGTGGTCTGTGCTTCACTGGGTGGTGTAGATACCTTACCGGCACTGCTGTTTGAAGCAGGCAGAGCCTTTTCCATAATCAGATCAAGCACTGCTTGACTATCTGAATTGTCAGTGTTGTCGTTGGTGTTGATGCCTTCAGCCACGCTGTCTTTCCTTCTCTCTTGCTGCTCTTACAAAAACCACCTCACCCGCATAGGCGTTTAGCTTGCCGACGATGCGTTCCAACGCCAGGAACTCAAAGTAGTAGTTCTCCCTCAAATCAGACTGCTGCATCCCAGTGGAACGTATGGCAGACATGAGGTCAGTGCTAACATCATCAATAGCTTCTTTGAACAATGGATCGTCAAGCAGATTCTTGAGCATCTCACGTCGTCTAAAAGCTAAATCGTCCATTACTGTACAGTCTCCGTCGCCGCTGTGCGCGTCTTGTTAACTTCAGCAGCCACAGCCCGCTTAGTCGCATCATCCATCGCCACTTTCTGAGCAGCTACTGCGTAGTCCTGCTCTTGTTTATCACGTAGCCTGTCGTCCTCCATCAGAGCACGCTGCATGTCGGACCGTGCCTGAACAGTAAGGCGCTGTTGCTCGCCTTGCTGCTGCACCTTAAGCTTGGCCACATCAATCTGACCTTGTTGCTCATTCTCCTTGGACCTAAGAGCAAACTCCTGTTGTAGTTTAGCTTGATTGATCTGCATATCAGCCTGCGCCTTGATTTGCGCCGCGCCTTTGACATCTGGGACGGGTGGCTGTTGCGACTGAGCAGCTTGTTGCTGTGCCTGCTGCATCTGTTGATCCAGTTTCTGGAGGATGTCAGGCGTGACTGGTGGGAAGTAGTCTGTGATCGTCTTTATACCCCCAAGGCGGAGGAGTTGCTTGTAGGTGTTGCGCAAGTTCTCCCACCCGCATATGGGATTAGCAAAGCCAAGCTTGTCCACGAAAGCTTGCTGTGGTCCGATGATGCCTTGCAACACTGCCATCTTCTCATCTATGCGACCATTGCCCAACCCAACGTTGACCACCACGTTGACTTGATCGTGCCATGTGTCGGGTTGCACCTCAGTGTAGTCGTTGCCTGTCTTGACCGACTGGTGGCCCTTGAGCCTGGTCATAGCAGTCCTGAGGATGGCAAGGAACATAGAGCTGATGCCTGTCTCACCAAGGTTGCGCGCCATCATCTCCAGGCGAGCATCAGACCCTTGCACGATTGCATTAGCTGCCACACGGCTTGTAGACTGCAGCGCGTTGCTGTCAATGCCCTGGCTCATCTTGCTGACACCACTGCGCTTCTCAGTCACGTCATCAAGGTATTGCAGCACAGGCAGCGTCTGCCCTGCCACGAATGGAGTAGAGAGCTCCTGTATCTGTCCCATCTGCTTGACTCGCACGATGGCTCCAATTTCATTGTTCTTAGCGTCTTCTAGATTGACCTGGGACTCATTGACTTCAGTGCGCGGCGAGTTGACCAGCGCCGTATTATCTAGGATGCTCCTCACTAGTGCAGTAGAGCTATCCTGGTCTTGCATGATGTCTTCTGCCAAGGATATTGGGAACATGACGTGGGGCTGCAGGTCCACCTTGAAGATAGCCAGTGGGCAGAAGCTAGCAGGCTCGTCCACGACTATTTTGTAGTTGCTCCCAGCTGTAATGAAGTGACGCAGCTCGGCTACACCGTCCCCGTTTGCGTCTATCTGCATCCAGAACTCGCCAATGAGCATGAGGCCTGCAGTCTTGTCCAGTGGGTTGTTTTCACCACTCTCTGGCATGTTAGTGTAGTAAGTCTGACGCTGTTGCTTCTCAGTCTGCATCTGACTGGTGTCGTCGACACTGCCGATGCCGATCTCCAGCAGCTTGTCGTAAGGTAGCCCCATGGCTACTGCCTCGTAGACCCGTAAGTTTTGCCTCGTCCCGATGAGTCTGGCGTCGTCTGCTGACGTAGCAGATGAGTTGACCAGGAAGCTC